CCTGACTAAATCACTCAGGATTACCAACAGTCCCCTATAGATACCTGACTAAATCACTCAGGATTACCAACAGTCCCCTATAGATACCTGACTAAATCACTCAGGATTACCAACAGTCCCCTATAGATACCAACAGTGTCAACCTTCGTTGGTTAAACCTTGTGTCACCGTGGGTAAACATCATCTGTTTTATGCAAAGGTGATACGAGAGGTGGCCCTGAGGTGCCCCCACGGGGGTAACGCATGCGATCTTTTATTAACGTGAGGGTTCATAAATTTTCTCCATTTTTTCAATCGAGACCCCTTAGTTATCCACAGAACACCACAGCTAGCACAGCAGGAATCGAAAAAAAAGCCCCAGACAATCCACACTTAGGGAGAGTCTAGGGCTAGTTATGGTACACAGTGTTGTTGAACACAACCTAGGATACACACTTTACACTATGGAAAACCTAAAGGTACCCTATAAGGAACTCACAAGAGTCCTAAGGATAGCATCAATCATACTTAAGTCACCATTCATCAATGACATGATAAATAGGACAATGATGATGATTATCTTTATGGTGATAAACACCTTGCTAGTTGTACTAGCCTTGTTCTTAGTCCAATTCATCTATGTTCTTGTTATTATAATTGTTAATGATGTTATTAGTGATCATCCCTATAAGGGATCTGTAGGTTCACCACAGGATTCCCATAAGGGAACCTAAGTACCTCCATAAGGGACTCTAGGTTAACCTTCAGTATACCTATAAGGGACTCTAGTAGATAATACCTTTATCTTAGTAGAGCTAGGATATGAGCTATATACACCTATATATAACCTTTCCCAGCCCCCTCTAAGAGTGTACGTTATATTCAGAACGTGTTTTTGTCTATAATAGTACGCTATATTCTTTCAGGTGTCTAGAATATACACCAATAAAGAATACTTTTGGTATCACTTATCAGTATTTCTACTTAATTTTGTATCCTGAAGTCTCTCTTTTGATACCTTTTGAGGTGTTTCTAGATCCAGACTTAGTGTCTTCAGTAACAAGCACACTACCACCAACATGGTTAGTTACGAATCCATAGAAAGACTCCATAGAGTCCTCTAACCACTCTTCAGTAAGTTCCTCGATACCAGTGTCCGCATCGACACCCATGAAGTCCACAAGGTATTTAACTCCGATTGCCAGAGCATCCAAACGGTCATCATGAACAAGGGCACCCCTGTCAGCAGTGATACGAGTAAGTTGGTAAAAGCAAGCATATTTGTAATCTGATTCAGGGACAGTAGAGAAGTCATTTCTGATGCATTCAGGGGAGACACACATCTTATGGTTAGAGATTACGGGCTCTAACGTATCTATGATTCTAAGCTCCTTCTGACCTGATGATTTGACTTCAGTTAGTCCACATTTGTCATAGGTCTTCTTAAGTACAGGTTCAAATAGTTTGATGTACATACCATCCATTATGTTTACATAAGTTCGTTACGCTTATGCCATGGGGCTACACATTGCTGTGTAGATCGGACTATATCTTAACAATAGCTAATCTTCCAGCCTCTTCTACCACGAATACCTTTATAGAGGAGGTTTCTTATATTGCCTCTAGCGAATCCTAGAGCATCTGCACAATCTTGTATGGAATCAAACTCAAGTCTTCTGCCGTCAAGGTGCTCTGCTATGACACCTTTAGCATTATTAGCAACTTTACCATATGCTGGGTTATTCTCACCCCACTGATTCTCTACACCCATACCACCTTCTTGAAGGTTATAGGTATCTGGTCTAGCAATAAAGTCTTTATCTACCAGTAAGGCTTCTACTTCTCTAGCTTCTTCTCTGTCAGATAGAACTAACAGGATTTCTCTTTTAAAGTTCTCTCTACCGTGTTTCTTTATAGCGTACTTAAGTACCCAGCCACTACCCATATATCTATCGTTAAGGTTATCTGTAGAATGTAGTCCTACGTATATCTTACCGTTTAATAGGTTTGTTGTTTTATATATTATGTGAAATTTGTATTCGTGCATGTTATTGTTCTTATAGCTATTGTTCCCACTTTTTCAGGCCACTTGGCCTTACAATTAGTCTCTACACCTTCCTATTTCTAGGCTTGGCTCGGTATTGTCCCTGAGGGAGTTTCACCGAATTTAATGGGTTTTATTTCGGCAATGTTGTTTACCGAAGTTTCCTTCGATGACTACTTCATTAACACTGTACTTTTTAGCAATCTTAGCTAGTTTGTTAAGTACTACATCGGAATATCCTCCAAGTAATCCACCTACTTCCATGACGTAGATGAACCCATTAAGGTAATATAAGACAGCATAACCTGTTTCGTCCTTACCTCTACCTGAAGGGTCAACACACATCATCTTATAGGCATAGGGTTGAATCTCACCTGAGGCAGTATGATAGTAGAAGTATGAGTCACCCTTAAGACCCATAACGGGAGCTTCTGTTACTGGCACTCGTTTCGAGGGGTCAGGGAGCCACGTAATCTTCATCGGGGCCTCATCTAAGGGGAACATACCTACAAGAATATCACGAAGCCTCAGAGGGTATTTATCAGCGTCTGATAGGGTTGTATCAAGCATGAACTGAAGAGCAAAGCCAGCCTTTCTATAGGACAACTCACGCTTCTGTAGGTCTTCCTCAGAGAATCTTGTAGGATCTGTAGGCTTACCTGCCCAACGCTTAGGATCCTTGTCGTATTTGTCAGCAATGATAGAGGCCAATCTATCGCCATAGGAGGCTCTATGAGCGTCATCATAGGGGTACCTAGCAGGGTAGATTACAGCAGTGTAGCCACGCTCCTGTAGCTCGTTATAGAGGGACATTTCGTTCTGGGGGGTTCCCAGATAGAGGATCTTCTTTCCTTCACCAGGCTTAATGACAGCATCGAACTCTTTGACGAGCTCAAATAGCTGATCTCTAAGAACCTGAGTAAAGGAGTTGCTTGGCACCTCAACGTCGTCTGCTACAATGATGTCAGCACGTGAACCAGTAAGCTGACCTTTAATACCCACTGATTTCACTGAAGGTGAATGGTCGGGTTTAGCCGGGCCGACATCAAAGAGGTTCTGAGTATCTCTCTGACCTTCACGAGCCTTCAGGTGATCCAAGAAAGGAAGTTCATTAATGATCTTCTTAATAAAGGTTGCATTAGCATCAGCTCTTTCCTTGTTAGCTGAGACAACCATAATCTTCAGCTGTGGATCTCTCCAAAGAGACCACACCACATATGCACAAGTAATGAATGACTTAGCTACACCTCGGAAACCCATAAGGATCATACGGTCATTAGGGGGATCTTGGAGTAGCTTTGCAATATCAGACTGCAACGGAGTAGGAGACGGAAGACCAATTGCACGCCACACAAGAGCAGTAAAGAGAGGAAAGCTCTCATAGTAAGGTAAAAGAAGCTCTGCTTCCTTAGTTGATGCTTGCTGAGCCATAGTCCTCCTCAAATCTCTGCTTAGTAGCCTTCAGGAGTCTGCTAAGGGCATTCTCGTCTCCATCACCTGCTTTAGGGATGCAGTTAATACCATTACGTTCAAGCTCCTTAATGATAGCATTGTAGAGCTGTGGGGATCTCTTCTCAGGGTTGTTAAGGTCTTCAAGCATATTATTAAGCAACTCATTCTGAAGGTTGCCTAAGAGTTCTTCAAGATCGTTGTATTTCATTTCTTTCTCTTCTTCTCTAACCAAGGGTCTATCCAGTGCTTCTTAATCATCGTGCAAATACCAACAAATGTATAGACAATAGTAACAATGTAGACCCAATCACTTAAAGGTAACCCCAGAATAACAGCACTAGACACTGCCACTGATGGAGTGATTTGTGCCATGTTTTCTAGGATATTGTTCTGTTCATCAGCCACGCTGTTCCTCAGCCACTCTTCATCAACTTCTCAAAGTTAGCCTTCTTAAAGTGAGCACCCTTAAGGAGCTTTCCGTCTTCCCTGTAGGTTGCACAGAAGTTGCCTTTATCATCCCAAAGCTTGCTAGAATACTCTTTAACAAGCTCATTCATACCTGCCTCAATGTCATAACCACAGGCATTAGCATACTGGACACACACCCAGATAAGGTCACAGAGCTCCTTAAAGTCATTAGCAGTACAAGGCTCCTCAGCAAGCAATTCCTTGTATTCCTCAGTGATGAACTCTCTGTAAAGCTTCTGAGCCCTGTCTCGTTCAATATGATTCTTAGAATGAGTTATCTCTAAGAAAACCAACAGCATCCCCTGAAGTTCTCTTATAGACATGTTGGTTACTTGATCCATAGCATTTTCCATAACATTTCTTCCTTTCAATAAACGGTTCGGTGATCAGCACATCTACATACTTAAGGAGTGCTAAATCTTTGACTTGTTCATACTTCCTGCCTGTCCACATCCAAATGGTCTTCTCAGGGCACAACTCCTTCACAATGGCCACTATACGGCTCACTGAGGGCACGTTGTAGGGTTCCAAGGGGTCACCCCCAAGGATGCTTAGTCCTTCGATCCAAGGGCTTCTGAGAGCCTCTAGGAGGGTATCCATAGTCTCCTCAGTGAACTCCTTACCGTAGTTCTTATCCCAAGCATCCTTGTTGAAGCAACCCTTGCAATGGAGAGAGCATCCAGAGACAAATAAGGATACTCTCAGTCCATCACCATTGGTGGAATCACAGGTATTCAAACCTGAGTAATTCATTACATCTCCAAGATCTTAATCCTAAACTTAGGGATATAGCCTTTAGAATAATACTTAGGGAGGTTGTTGTGCATAGAAGTATTCTCTCCCCAAAGTTCTTTTGCAAAAGTAACCCTTGACGGATAAGTGACTATAGTACCATCAGGATACTCCACAGTAATAGAAGAGTTTCTAGCGAGCCTTACGTTTTCCTCGTGAGTAACCCATTCTAGGTTGCTAACATGGTTATTCATTCTATCAGCATCCTTATGATTTACTTCAAGACCCTCTTTAGAATAGTCTCCTAGATAAGACATAGCAACAAGTTTATGAACACCAAAGTCGTAACGCTTGCCTTCTTTACTTATACGTACTCTAAGATAACCCTTCTTTTCATATGGCGTAACAAACTTACCTGAGGAAACAGAGAATACGTTTCCTTCTTCATCAATTAAATAGTTTTCAAATCCGTCAATAGGTTTCATTTACATACTCACTCTGTCCGCAATCTCAGACATCTTTGCGTCATTCATTCTAGACTTACCGTTCACATTGCTATAGCCCAAATAACCACAAACTCTTGAGATAACTGAGAGATTATGAGAGCCACAGTGAGGGCAAGTATTCCCAACATTAGTGCTATGCTTACCGCAATCTTCACAGTATGCCGCATCGAAGTTCACACCTTGGTAGAAACCCATAGACATACCTCTTTCAATAAGACTTCGTACTGCAACGACATTAGAAGGATTATCAATTCTGACATAGCAAATGTGACCCCCATTGCACTTATGAAAAAGTTCATACTCTTTATCCTGTTTCTCAAAAGGGGTCACATCTTCACTAACGTGGAGGTGAAAGGAGTTTGTAAAGTAGTCTCCGAACTGACCATCTCCCGTGTATTCAAAGTATTGTCTAGCTTGAGTCCCACAAAGAGATTCTGCAGGAGTACCATACAGAGCATAAAGGTAGCCATCTTCTTTCTTAAAGTCCTCAATTCTTTCATTAATGAAATCTACTACTATGTTGGCAAACTTAGAGTCTTCCTTAAGGGTCTTACCCGTAGCAAGGATAGACAGCTCATTCAAAGCAGTAATTCCAAAGGATGCAGTCATGTATTCAGTAAGACTACCGATCTCATCTTCAGGCTTCAGATTACCACCATAGAGGCCACCCTGAGTGAAACACATGGGGTTAGTACACGCCTTAGTATGGCGGATAGCATCATAGCGTTTCTTAAAGAACTCTCTAATGACTTCCATACGATCCTTAAGGACATAAAAGAAGCCCTTGTCTTCCTTCTCTGAAACTTTCCAGATCAACGGAAGGTTCAAAGACACCGCACCAATGTTACATCTACCAATAGTAACAGCCTTGCCATTCTTATCGTGCCATTCAGTGAGATATGCACGGCATCCCATCGGAGAGGTAATAGCTCCAGTACGCTTGTAGATGTCTGCAACCTTACCATGGTTGAGACTAAGATAATCAGGGTACATGCACTGACTAGAACACTTCACAGCAAGTTCAAAGAGCTCCTTATGATCCTCATCTTCCTTGATCTTATCTTCATCATAGAGGAAGACGAGCTTAGGGAACACCACCTGTTTACCTCCATGTCCCTTCATGCGAGTCTTAAGGATAGTCTCCCCAATCATACGCATGATGTCTCTATTAAGGTCATCCATCATGATGTCCCACGTACCAAAGGTAAGCGTAGTGAATGCGAAGTCCCCTCTAGAACACGGAACAGTGTTGAGCTTCAGTTCAAGAGACTGAAATCCCTGTTCAAGTTCACGCTTGAGATCCCCCATAGCCATTGCACAGGATTCATCATACTCCATGTTGCATTGTTCGGAATACTTCTTAAAGGCGCTATCGTAGGTCTTCTTAGCGTACGGAAGGAGAACCTTATCAATCTCTGCAAGTGTGAACCCACCGAACTGCTGAGCAGTAGCCACAAGGGTGATGTCACCGATAACCTGAAGGGCACTAAGGACACTCGTAGGTTCCGTGTACTTCACATTGGACATCTCAAAGCCACCCTTAAGGACATTACCGATGTCAAAGAGACAACAATTAAATGAATTAAAGATCATATCTCTAAGATCATGAATGTAGATGTCTCCTCGCTTAGCAAGTTCCTTCTCTTTATTAGATAGGTAGAATTGCTTATACAATTCTTTAGTCAGGTATCCTTTAATTAGAGAACCCTTAGTAGAGATAAGGGAGCTATCAAAGTTAGCATTCTCACGGTCTCCCAAGAGAAGCACCGTATCAGCTTCACTCTTGACAGACTCAAAGGCTTTAGCGTAGGTGTTCTTGTAATCTCGATATTCCTGATAAGCCTTACCAACTTCAGGGAGGTATCTGTTGAGGGCATCAATGACATACCCATGGAGAGCTTCAGCAGTCACTTCAGTCTTATTATAAAGGATACCCTCAATATACCCTTCGATCTGCCAAAGCTTCCATTCAGGGTATTTAGCATTAGCTCTCTTGGTAGCCTTATCAATAGCTACCTTGATCTTGTCAAAGCACCAGTCTTCACGAGTGCCATCTTTCTTAATAACGTTAATTTCCATAGTGTATGTGTGTGTGTGTGTTAAATTACTTATTAGCCTTCTCAATACTGAGCAGATAGTAGATAGCCTTATAGGCATCCTTATACTTTCTAATATCCTCAGCACTGTGATAAGCTTCCTTATTAAGCTTTTCTACAGCTTCCAGAAGCTTATGCTTAGACATAGCCATCACTTCTTCTTCCCACTTTTCATCAATCATCTTTATATTTCTCCATAATGTTAATTAAAGCTTCACCATCAGACTTATCGAACTTGAACCCAAGGTATTCCACAGTGCCGCTCTTATCGAATGCACTGTTGATGAATCCCCTGGCAACATCGATGTCTACCTTGTTGTTCTCATCGACGATACCTACCTGTTTCAGCATAGGCAGATACTTACCGATGAGGGTATCCGCCTGATGCAGAATCAAGAACGTACTCCCTCCAAGAATCCATTTCATCGTGGAGGGAGCACTAGGCATCAGTCGAGTATCAACGAACTCAGGGAGAACCTGAGAGATTTTACTCAAACTGATTTTCATAAGGAATTATTATGCTCCAGTAGCAGGAGTATTCGTAGGAGCAGTCCACGAATTGTACTTAGCCATCGGAGTCGGGCAAATGGCACTCATAGGCACAATGGTATCCCATGTCATAGTTACCAAAAGATATGGCATGATTATTTCGTTATACTTGATGCTCTTGTCACACATAACCAGTTGGTTCAAGGTCAAAAACAATAGTAAATGTCTTTCCTCGCTCTGAGGGATCGAAGACTTCTGTCTTTGTCTTGTAGAAAAAGCTGTCCCAGTTTAATACCACTGTCAACTTTTTTTCAACAACAGTCATTGTTATACTATCAGCATCTGCTTTTAATGCGTTGTACAATGAAATACCAGTGTAATGAAAGTTGGGATCAGTAAATAGCGCATATATTTTAATAGGGTCCCCATTTTTGTTCCATGTTGGGATTCTATTTATAGAACCTGCATTCTCGTAAGGAATGTACCCAAAAGTGCCAGCTGTTGTGTCCTCTCCGACCGTTAGCTTAATATGCCCTGCTATTTGACTCTCTGTAGCCAAAAGAAGTTCCTTGTTCAGCATCTTGAGCCTCCCGAGGATCTTCTTCTACATAGTACCCTCTTCCTAGATTGATTATTGAGCATACTACACCCCCACCTTAGCAAGACCAACGGTAGCCAAACCCTTATTTCTGCTCAGGGCACTCGGAAGGGTAGGCCACTGGACATTCCTAGGAAACCCGCTCTGAAGAGTAATATCCCTAAGATCCTGTCTGTACTGCTTCACAGCTTCAATACCATCAGGGGTACTGGGGTAATCAGGGAGGATGTAGTAGTCCGTACCAGAGATCATATAGTCTCTCTTTCTACGAACCATATCAGCCCACTGATCATCCGTCCACTCATCACGAGGATCGTACTCTTCAAGAGTGACCTTCAAGTCTAAGCTATCGAAATCCTCTTGAGTTTTAGGTTCGCCATAGCACTTGTATTCATTCTTCCAAATGGCCTGACGTAAGGTGTGGAGAGAATTATATTTTTGTTTGTTATAAACATATCGTGTAGTCATAGGTATAGTGTCCTAATTATCTCCAAGCCGAAACTAAACTAGCGAAAACATTATCGGAGTTGTGAAAAGTAAGAACAACGATGTTGTGTGTCTTAAACGTTGGTGCTATACCATTAGCCCACGACAGTCTTACACCGGTTATAGGTGTAAAAGTGACGGAAGATGCATTAAAAACGTATAACAGCTTTGTAGCCCCCTTTTCATCCTGCCCCGCGTTAACCCCGATCGTGACTGGGCTAGGTGGTGTACCGGGGTTGACCTCAAGAATACTTGGGGAGCCTAAGCCGACAGAACCCCCGGAACTTAGTGGGTGTTGCGTCTCATAGACAGAAACGATTCCCCCATCTCCGCCTCTAGGAATTAAGTTCGAGGCATCAGGGATACTCGGAGTACCCGTAAGTTGACTATAGGGTACTTTAGCGGTAGATGCTAAAGCATTAGCAGTGTCCGCAGTACCCGCAGTCTGCGCTTTACCTGTAGCATCTAACTTACCTGCCAATCCTGTCGTAAGGGCACTATTGGTAGCATAGTCGCCTGTAGGTTGCTTCTTAGCTAACTCTGTATCAACATAAGTCTTATCAGCTTTACCGGAGATATCCACAGGAGCCGGAATATCACTCACATTAGCAAGCTTAGTAGAGGCACCCGCAGTACCACTAAGAACATGCAGATGCTTGGTATCCGTAGCATACGCTAGGACACCATTGTGCCCTGCATAGCCCTTGATTTGGGCTTCAGTGCCCGTAATTTGTTTTCGTTCCTTAATAGCCATATTAAGAACCTAAATCTCCATAATCAATGAAACCATTAAAGGTCGTAATATCCAACTTCTTAGCAAGACCTGCATTAACAATAGTCGTATCAGCTTTAGCACTGAGTTTACTGTTCACATCAGTAGTCTTTGCGTAAGGGGCTAGTGTCGTAGTAAGATCCGTAATCTGAGACACGGTATGCGTATGACTCGCAGGAGCCTTACCTGCCAACGCAGTATCAAGCTCAGTAATCTGTGTCGTAGTGTGCGTATGCGAGAGGTTAGCTTTCTTAGCTAGTTCAGCAGTAAGAGTGCTACCAAGAACATACACGGAGAGATCAGGAGTACCCGTAACCTCAGTGTACGCGATACTGTTCTTACTAGCCAACGTACCAAGCGTAGGCTTGTTCTTGATAAACGCCTTAGACGTACTGTCAGTCTCAGCCCAGTCAGAGTTAATCTGGCCACTAGCGGCTTGGTCGGCATAACCCTTAGCGAGATCAGCTTGTTTCTTGGCTTCAACTTCAGAAGCCTTAGCGTTAGTCTCAGAGGTACCCGCCGCAGTCTTAGACAAAGCCGCAGTGTCTTCAGAGATCTTAGCCGCCTTAGCTGAGTTAGCACTTGCAGTAGCCTGTGTGGTAGCTGACTCAGCACTCTTAGCAGAACTCTTTGCACTAGCATCTGCTTGACCAGCTGATGTACTAGCAGATGTTGCACTAGCTTCAGCTTCAGAAGCCTTAGTAGTAGCAATGGTAGCCTGAGCAGTAGCCTTAGTTACTTCAGCTTTAGCTAAGTTAACCTGCTTAGTACCTTCAGCCTGTACGGACTGCACAGAGGTAGCTTCAGCATCAGTCACCTTCTTTACAGAGCTAGTACCTGCATCAGTAACTCTAGTTACCTGTTTGTTGCCTTCAGCAGTAACCAAGGTAGTCTGTTGCTTAGCAATATTGGCCTGCTCAGTAGCCTTAGTTACTTCAGCCTTAGCTAAGTTAACCTGCTTAGTACCCTCATCAGTCACCTGCTTGACAGCTGAGGCAACAGCCTGATTGACCGCCTGACCACCATCAGTCTTAGCCTTGTTGGCATAATACTTAGCAGAATACTCAGTATCATCAACAGTGCCATCCATCTTGTTAGCCCAGTCCTTAGCAAGACTAGCACTACCTGATGCACTCACCTTAGATGCCTGAGCGTTAGTCGCAGAGGCACCAGCATTAGTAGCACTTGTTTCAGCACTCTTAGATGCCTTCTCAGCTCTTGTGGTAAGACTAGTGACAGTGTTAACTGACTCGATAACCGTCTCAAAGTCAGGAACTAAGCCTGCAACAGTACGGACTGACTCAATGTTGTCTGCAACAACCTTGATGTTACCACCAGTGATTGTCGATAAGGGAGCACTTGGGTTCCCTAAGTCACCATAGTCATCATAGAGAGTATCTGAAAGAGACCCTGTAAGGTCGTTACCTACAATGTTAATGTTGCCAATACTATTTGAGTCAGTAACAACACTATCAATGTTATCAGCTACTACCTTAATCTCAGGAGCAATCGGGGCAATGACATTAGCTACTGAAGTAACTGCCTCTTCGGATTTCTTAGCATTAACTTCAGAGTCCTTGGCGTTCTTAGCACTAAGGACAGCCTCATCAGCTCTTGCTACCGTGATTGCAGTGTTATCTTTGGTTTCCTTATGGAGAACCCGATCCTCTGCAATGATCTCTCTAGCTTCCTTAATGATAGCTCTATTCTCAGTCCTTACTTCATCAGCATGAGCAGAGGCACTTACAGCATTCTCTTCAGAAGTCTTAGCCTTTGTCTCAGACAGCTTAGCATTCTCTTCGGACTTCTTAGAGTTAGTCTCAGCTTCAACAGCTCTGTCTCTAGCTTTCTCTGCGGCAATCTTTGAGTGAAGGGCACCTAATGCATCAGCTTTGTAGATGCCGTAGGTCATCGCATCATTATCAGCTACAGGAGCACCTACGTTAGTGATGCGTTTATCCTTAGCATCCCAGTTACCTTGCTTATCCTTAAGGAGAGCATCATTGATAACGTCTCTAGCTTCTTCAGCAATGTGAATAGTCTGTACAGAAGACACATCAAGGTCATTAGCCTTAAGGACTGAAGCATCCTTAAAAGACACCACACGATCAGTAGCTGACGTATAGCGCCTAATAGTTACCTCCTCACCTGTTGCAGGGGGAACCTTTAGTCTGACTTTGTTCTTATCTAGGAAATAATAGTCCTTTGAGGTGTCCCCATAGTCACCACCGGTTAAGATGGTGGTGCCTCGGGACACTCTTACGAACTTCTTTGCTAGATAATCAAAGGGGACGGTAAAGTCAGTAGTAGTACCGTCACCTGTATAAAAAGCAATAGTAGAAGCCATTAATAATCTTCGTTCATTAAGTTATAGAGACCCCATTTAAAGAATGGGACATTAGAGAAACTTCTAACAGACTTAGCAAATCTAGCCCTAGCTTGTTCTGCCTGTTTCTCTGTGTAGTCATCATTAATACTAGACATGACCACATCCTTTCCATAGCCTCCAATGTTAGCTAAGGAAGCAACTGTAGAGTATGCAGGGAACATAGCTCTAAGATATTTGTCAGCATCAAAACCCTGATAGGTCTCTGCCTTGTTAGCAAAGTAATCGATATCAGCAGTAGTCTTAACGCTAGGGTTGTAACCTGCAGTAGAAGCTACGAGAGCAGGAAATGCCAAGACAGAGGATCTCATGACACCGTTGATACCAACCTGAAAGAGAGTGTCCATAGTGACACCTTCATTCTTGTCATAAGCAATGGTCTGCTTAAGGTATTCTTCTCTCTGTTCTTCAGTCATTCCTACCATACCAATACAGGTATTAGCCATAGCACCTACAGTACCAAGAGCAGTAGACAAGAAGATGCTGTAAGCCTGACCTAAGGCATCGCCTTCAGCGGCTCTATTCATCATCTTTCTAATTCTCTTGTCATAGGATCTAATAGCAAAGGTCTTGAACTGCAAGAGCATCTGCATGAAGGGGTTCCTCTTAGAACCTTCCCAAAGGAAAGTATCACCGATAGTGTTCTTCTGGATCACTTCATGAGCAACATAGTCACCAAGCCTTCTGAGAGTAGCAAGACCCATAACGTCACCTGACATGAGATGCTGTAGGTTAGTAATGGAGATAGCACCATTCTTATCAACAGTAGTGCTTTCTCTAAGGAGCTTAAGCATCTTATTGAAGTTCTCTACGGATACACCGTTTCTAGCTAAGGTCTCCTTAGTAAGGAATCCTTTAGGTCTAAGAGACTTGTTATGGACATACTGGATGAGTTCACCTAAGAACATACCCTGCGATCCCTCAACAATAGAGTTCTCAGTAGACTGCAGGAACTTAGTAAAGGGAGATGCCTGTGCCAAAGACTCACTAGCGGCAACCAACATAGCCTTAGACTTGTTGCCTTGGAATCTATGGAGCTGTCTCTCATAGGACTCCTGAGTGATGTCTCTAAAGACACCTGCATTCTTAACAGACAAACCAAAGATAAGGGACTGAGCATGACGTACATCGGCATTAGACATACCATTCTTAGTCCAGTTATCAAAGAGTTCTCTGACAAGAGGAGTGTTCCTAAGAATCTGCACAGCACCATAGTGCTTTACAGCTTCACCCTGTTCAAAGATGTTAGCTACACCCATAAGGGCATTCTTAGAGAAGAACGTAAGGTTTCTCACAACATCAGCTACAGCACCAAGCCATGAAGTATTGATGTCAGCTCTACTACCGTACTTACCATAGATCATATCTGCAGTAAGATTAAAAGCTCTCTGAATCTGTTCCTTCTTGAGACCTTTGCCAACAGACTTGTTCATCTCGTCAACAGCAAGCTGATTAAGGTGTTCTCTAAAGGCTTGCTCTGAGTCAAACCCAAGACCTTGTACAATGCTATCACCAGTCTTCTTATTGACATATGTTCTGATAGCTTCAATAGGGTTAGCTCTGAAGTCATCAATACCAACACCACTAGCTCCTCTCAGAGTGGTATCCCAAGGGATTCTAGTGACATTAGGATCATACTTGGCATTTCCAGTACCATAGAGATTAAGAGTACTAGGATTAGACTGATTCTGATCTACCCAACCATATGCATCACTACGAGCATTCTCTCTAACCCACTGATTGATCTCAGCCTGTGAGGGCTTCTCAGGGAGAGGTAAGGGGGCCTTATCATACTTGTAGTTACTGATGACCGTAGCTTCTTCCTTAGCACCCTTCTTCTGGATGTCACTGACTTCATTCTTGAGCTTGTCTGTGGATTCCTTAGCTCTAGCTTTGGTCTCCTCAATCTGCTTCTTGTAGCTTTCCTTCTTCTTAGCAATCCTGTCTGAAGCTTCTTGCTTTCTGAGCTTTTCCTTCTCAGTGAGTTCAGCAATAGCCTTGTCTTTCTTAGCTTCAGCCTTCTCAAGGTCTTCGTAAGTCTTAGCTTTAGCTACGTTCTTCTTGTAAGCTTCGTTAATCTCATCAAGCTTTGCGTTAACCTTCTTGTCAATCTCTGAATGAGCTTTCTTAAGTTCATCAGGAAGGCCATCAATCTTAGCTTGAATTTCAGATACTCGATTCTTAGCATTATCTTCAATGTTCCTAATTCTAGTAAATTTATTTGAGGATTTCCTAGAGACTTCCTTACGGATGTTCTTTACTTCATTGATAGTCTCAGGTACAGCCTTCTTTCTATGCTCTTCAATCTCTTTCTTATTAGCTTCGAGCTTAGGCTTATAAACCTTGTCATAGTAGTATTGATCAATCCTAGCTTTAACTGCAGGATTGGTCTCGTAGCCCTTAATAAGAGACTCAGCAATCTGATCGGTAAGAGTATTAACTACATCACCTCTCTGACCCTTAGTACCCTGTATAGTTTCAATTCTATCAGACACCTTAACAGGGTCTGCAACTCTCGGGAAGAAGTCCTGTACACCACCTTCGATAGTATAAGGAGCAATTATATCAAGACACTCTTTCTTGAAGGCTTCAAACTCAGCATTACCGTCAAGTTTAGTCTTAGCTCCACCAATAGATCTGTAGAAGCAATCCATGACATCAACATCAGAGTATCCTTCCTTACGGAGATTACCTATGTGATCTCTAGCCTGAACTTCAAAGTTAGTGAGCTTGATCTCTGCATCTCTGAGCTTTTCCTGTGCAGTGATACCATCAAAGGTAGTAGCTACGTAATGACCTTCAGCATCCTTAGTACCAGAGCCTCTATCAATAAAGATCTTCCTAAAGAGATCTACGGATTCTGAGTTCTGTAGTCTCTTTACGACCCCCAGAACAGAACCTACAGGAAGCCTTGCCTCAAGGTTCTCTCTAAAGGTGTTAATGGTCTTAGCCGCTTCAGTAGAACCTCCAATACCATTGAAGACTTCTGAAGGTAATTCTTTACCACCAAGTTCATAGTCTCGGATGATGTTAGCACGTCTAGCACTGTCCCCTACATAGGTACCTGCCTTGCCCATACCCTTAAAGGCAAACTCAATGCCTGCACCAAACATGCCACCGACAATCATGTCTTCAATGATGTCATGTTCAGCACCTGAGGTATAGGTTTCAAGTTGGTTAGACACAGCACCCAAGACAGCACCTGTAGCTACTCTGCCTGCCATGCCATAAGCACCTACTACAGGTACATAAGACAAAGGATCAGAGACACCGCTACCGATAGAGGACATAAAGGATGAGAGCATGCCAGCATTAGCTTCAGCCATCTTGTAATCAAGGTACTCGTTATTGACCTTGACACGCCTCTTAACGTCATCCATACTGCCCGCACCATTGAGGACAGCTTGGTATCTATCGGAGTCATACCCAACCATCTGAAGGATCTCAGCTCTCTGACTAGCATCAGGCTTAAACTGTTCACCAAAGTAGTCCTGTGAGGCACTACCCATGTTGATGCTATTGATAAACCAGTTATGAGTCAAACCAGAGAAGAAGCCGACATCAGGGGTTTCCGTTTGATCCGTAGCAGGATCATAGACATCAGACAGGCTAGCCCAACGCTTGCTACGAAAACCCTGACCCAAGAGGGTGCTCCTAGAAGTGTTCGTTAGAAGCTGACTCTTGACTACATCTCTGTATTGATCATTAGTGAGATCTTTAACATCAAAGGCTTCAAGAGAACTCTGAACTCCCTGATCGTCAAGTTTATCAGGTTTCTTTACTTCTGCTAGTGAACTAGCTTCTGCTAGTGGGCTAGCTTCTGCTAGTGAACTAGCTTCTGCTAGTGGGCTAGCTTCTGATTCTGCCTCAGTAATCTGCTCAGGAGTCTTCTGAGGAGGAGCTTTCTTAGCAAACTTATTGTCATCACCAAGATTGCTAATGTAGTTGTAGGTCTCCTTAGGGAGATCCTCATAGCGACCTTCCATGTATGCAATTCTAGCTTTAGTACCACCATTGTACATAGCTAGTGCACCATTATAGTCACCCTTGGTCATCACCAAGTTATCCTTCATGATCCTAGCAGAGAGATCAAGGTTCACTGAAGGGTCTGTAAGGGTATTAGGATCAATACCATAACGTTTTGCAGTCTTAGGGTTGATCTGTCCAAGACCTACACAATTAGCCTTAGATACTGCATCAGGTCTGAAGCTAGATTCCTGAAAGATCTGTCTACGAAATCTATCAGGATCTAGCCCGTACTTAGTAGCAGACTGCAAAATAAGATCATCAAACTGTGAAGTAATATCTGCCACTTTTATTCCTCTTATTTATCGTTGTATTGTTGATCGCCACCAAAGATGAGACCTGTGAACTGTTCCTGAAGCATTTCCTGTCTTTTAACCCTATTGTAGATTTCATCACCAATGCTTTCAACAAGGTTTGAAGCTTCAGCTTGATTCATTGAGAAGATAGAGTTACCTGCACGGTCAGCCACAGTAAGAACTCTACTAGAGTTATCAAAACTCAATGTAACGTTCTTGTCAACATCAGTGAGGTACTTATCAGGAATCTCCTTCTTGATTCTATTAAGGAGTTCTTTTTCAGGAATAGTAATACCACTCCAACCAGTAAAGAATGAAGATGGTACTGAAGTACCCATAAGGTTCTTAAAGGACTTATTGTATTCAGCTTCAGCTAAAGCTACAGCATTTTCATCAGTCTCACCCATACTTCTAAAAGCAAACGTTAAGGTAGTAACAAAGGCTTTACCATTGTAGTCAATATCCTTAGAGTCACCTAGCATAGGATCTTGAATAGCCTTAATAGCTTTGTTTCTGATCTTAGTGATTTCCTTAGTATTACCTTCATCCTTGAGCTTCTGAATCTCAGCCTTTCCTCTAATGATGTCTTCAATAGGTCTGCCTGAGCCTAACATTAGAGCCAACGCTCTAGCATCTTCTAGGTTCTTATCTGCACTAGATCCAATAATGCTACTGAAGTTAGAGGGGTCTGCTTTATACACTTCAATAAGAGTGTTCACAGAGTCCTTAACTTCCTTAGGGAAAGTCTTACTGGTCATGAACTCTTTAGTAGAGTTATTGAGCCAGTTAAGTGCATCATTAGCCTGATTGGTAAAGTACTTTCTAGCAGGATTATCATTAAACTGAAGATGGGGGTTCTTAGCAATAGCTAGCTGATCTTTGAATGTAAGAGCTCCAGTATCCACAAGGTACTGATAGGCTGTATCAATATCCTTGTTAGTAAGATCTGCAACATCCTTAGAAACTACAGGTTCACCTCTAGCAACCGCCTGTACATAAGCCCTAGAAGCTGAAGTCTTCAAAAGCTCATCCTGCTGTTTCTTAAGTGCTATCGCATTCTTCTTAGCATTAGTTATCTGAACCTTTACTGCCGCATCGTAAGCCTTCTCAATATCTTTGACTTCATCAGTAAGAAGACCGCCTGACTCTTCAAACTTAGAGTTTCTAAGAGCAAGTAGTTCTGCTGACTTACCATTGTTAGCCATGACATCAAGGCCATTCTGGAAGTCCAACTTAGCCTGAGCATCAGAAGCATATCTTACATTAGCGTTCTTAATGACAAGATTCTTATAACCTTCTTCGCCTAATACCTGACCAAAAGTAACCCCATCAAGGCCGGGGATTTCCCTATCCTTAAGGTCTCTAATAGTCTGACTTGCATTAGGATTAGCAGAAAGAATCTCCAAGGTAGAAGACACCTTCTTAAGTGTATCATCAGGCTTCTCATGGGCACCTGTAGTGAGCGTCTGTTCTGTAAGCTTATCAACAAGAAGATCTGCAGAGACATTCTCACTAGAACTCACGGCGCTAAGCTCAGCGGCACTAGAGATCAAGTCCTGACTTCTCTGATAGGAATCCTCAACAGTCTTCTGTCTCAGCATCATCTTAACACGCTGATTAGGAGAATCTGAGTAAAGACCTTTGTTGAAGAAGTAGTCATTATCAGCATAACCAAATGCTTTAGACGCACCTGCAGATTGTTCCTTCATGTACCTGAAGAACTCTGCATCAACCTGTTCAGGGGTCATGCCCTTGAACTCATTGACATCTACACGAGCCTGAAAGTCCTGAGCAATATTACTGAAGAGAATCTTACCATGCTTCTGCTTAAGGGCGCTCATAGCGAGAGGGTCGTCTTGGAAAGGGACTTTACCCTCAAGCATCTGTTGCTTGTACTCTTCAAGAGAATGATTCTGAAGGTACTCATCAGCAATACTTTCAGCTAGTTCCTTACGTGCCTCATAGACACCCTGAATACCCTTAAAGGCCGCCCCAACAGCACCAAACCAGTCATCAGCTTCTTCAATAGTCTTCTGAGGTTTGATCGTAGGAGCAGTAGCTTTGGATTCCCCTAGCTTGGTCATAGCAGAGTTAAAGTATCCCCACTGACCCCACTGATTTGCAATAGAAGTATTCCCGTCTGAATTTTTATATGCCATTAGTAATAGGTTCCTCTACGTCGTTGAGTAGCTTGCTGAAATGCGGAGCCATAGTTTGCAACTTGGTTGTAGAACTTTAAATATTTGTCATAGGAATCCCATTTAGCAATTACTCTATCCATGAAGCCTGCCTTAGATCCTGCGGAAGTTACCACATTAGTAGCGGCCGTACCTGTGGATACATTAGAAGCAAGAGCGGTCGTACCCCCCGCACCTGCAATAACATTAGTTGCAGAAGCACCACCTGCGGCTGTAACCGTAGGAGCGGCACCACTGATAGCATCAACACCTGCATTAGCGACTAGGGCACTGCTTGCAGATCCACCAAGAGCACCACCGATAGCACTGCCCGCACCTGCCGTAGTGGCACCTAGAGCCGCACCTATAGTAACACCATTGACAAACTGACCGAACGCTTCCGAGCCGTGAATGTATGATGCACTGAGCTGTTCCTTAGCTTGTTCAACATCACTCTTAGTAGAGATATAGAGAGCTTCCTTCTGTCCTCTGATGTTCCACACATCGTTGAGATAAGCTTCCTTATAAGAGGTCTGCTGTCTAGCTGTCTGACCTCTCACAGTCTGTAAGATCTTCTCTGAAGATCTACCTTCAGTACCAGTCTCAGCTAATGCGGCTTCAATCTGTGAGTTATTCTGATACGAATTAAGGGACATAGTAAACAAGTCCACAAGGGCTGAGTCGTATCTAGATCTCTCCTGTCTATCTAGAGCCGCTTGGTTGTAGTTATAGTTCCTCTGCAGATACTCCATCTGCTTTAGGAATGCTTTAGTCTTTTGCTTATTCTGTTTGGAGATGCTGTTAATTGATGAACCACCACCAATGATACCACCAATTACAGCACCTGCAACAATTACACTACTCATTCTTTAGTAACTCCTCTCTATTAGTTGTTAAGAGAATCCACTCATCAGTAAACTCTTTCTCAGCTTCCTTAACATCCTTAGAGTTAGTTCTAAAACACATAGTGATGTAAGTATCAGTAATAGCCCTGAATGCTTGTCTACGCCCTGCCTCAGCTTTAATAACGTTATACCCCTCAAGTTTCCCGATGGTATTACCTAAGGTAACATAGCAATTACCACTAACGATAACTGTAGTAGGGATCTTAACTAAAGCTCCAATAATAGCAACACCCTTAGGGACAAAACAAGTCCTATAGTAAACACCTTCATGAATAAAGTGTTCAAGAGGGATGTCTACCTCATCACAATGTTCAATAGCATACTTAGCCATTTCACAAAGGATGTTATTCTGTTCTGGAGTGAGGGGTAGTAACGTCATACTGCTGAGTTCCTTCTAATGTAAAGACCTTCCCAACCACCTGAGATAATGTTAAGGGGCTGAGGGTTGTTTGAGGATACGCTAATAACAACTTCATTGTTGTCATCCTGTACAGGAAACTTAAACTTACCTGTGTACAGGTTATTAGCACCAAGCTTTGTTCTGGATTCACCTAGGTTTCTACCTGTGAATTGATACTTGAAATGCTTGTTCTTGATTTCATTATTAACGTGACAATCAAAGACACCAGACTTAGAGTAGTTAAACCAGTAATACCTAAGCTGTAGTCTACCTTCGTCTTCTGCAGCAACACCTCCACTGTCTGTAGACTTCTTAATGTTCTGCTTAGACAAGACTGTATAGAAGTAATAGGACATTCCTATGAAGACACTCTGACCCCTATGGTCACCATAAAGTCTAAGCTTACCTTCAGCTTCGTCCCAATCATCAAACTCCCATACAGAGCCGTCCTTAGCAACTACATAATAAGAGTATTCACCTGTGCACTTAGAGGCATACCCATAGACATCCTTAAGTGAGATCTCCGTGTAACCCTCAAAGTCGCTGTATTTAGCATTCTCAGGAATATTATATTCAATCTTTCTATCCATGAAGAGTCTTACAGGCTCTTCAGGAAAATCAATAGTGTTGCCAGTAAGCTGTGCCTTATCAAGGAACAGTCCATTAGGAGAGTTAATAAGGAAGTAAATAGTTGAGCCTACAAATTCTGCAAGGACTACTTCAGTACCTTTATATCCAAATACCCACTTAAACCAAGCCTGTTGTTCACTTACACCATTCTGCAGGATAAACTTATAGCAGGACACAGTATTAGGATTATCTGTGTTCACTAGCGTAACAACATTCTCAGTGGTATTACCTGACAACCTAGTGACATTCTTAGGGATGTATGTAGGTACGTGTGCAGAGACATCTTCAGCGTCCTTAAGGTCAGCTACGTCCTGCAATGAGTAATACCTCATGAGAGAGCTATAGTTAACCCTGTCGTTGACAAAGAAGATACTTGGACCGACACTGATAGGCTGAACCACAGGATTGTAGTCAAAGTTAGTGATTTGGTCACACTTAACACTCTTAGGGGTCATGACACCATCACTAGACAAGACGAACTGACCTTCTCTAGAGAAAAGCATAAGCTCTCTAGCAAAGGGGACTGCATGTGTAAGTGTAGCTACTTTGTTAGAAGACACTGAAACGTCAATAGGGTCTGTGTCAGCAATTGCGGCTGAAGACTTAAACCAGAAATTAAAGAAGTCGTTGGTTGAACTAAGAATGATAGACTCATCCGCAATTACGCCTAGTCTGTTTCTATAAAAGAAAATATCATTAATACGCCGACCAATAAAAGACGGATCAGGATTAGTGTCTTCATTACCAGAGCCTCGGTCTACCCAAGGTAACTTCTTAAGCTTAAAGCTACCGTCAGACTCTCTGACAATGGCATGAGGCATATTCTTAGGGTTAATCTTAGTGGGAATCTTAGGTGCTACAGTTTCCTTCCACACCTTATGTTTGTCATCCCACTTAACGTAGAAGTCGTCATCCTCTGATTTCTTTTCCCCAGAGATCTGCATAATGTAACCATCAGGCGCAATCGGAGGGAGCTTATTAACAGCCGTAACCTTACCAATGTAGGCAATAGCGTTCTGGTTACCAAAGCCGTCCTTAATGAGAACATCAGGAGGATCCCAACCAGACTTAGACTGAATCGTAATAACAGAGTCACCGACTAGGTCTACGTTATAGTTACTCATGCTTTCACTAGACCTAGAGTAACCCATAGAGGTTCTACCACCAACCTGATTCAACAGGTCATCATAGGTACCCCCTACGTCAGGTCCACCACCGTCAGGTTTCCTACCAGTCTTAAGAAGTGCATACAATGCTCTTGCAATAAAAGCAGTAGTAGTCTGAACAGCTTGCTTAGCTTCACCACCATCAGGGGTAATAACGCCGCACATATACTTACCTCTAACATAAATGGCGTAAGTCTTAGCATACTGGGCATTCTTGATGTACACTAGAGCAGTATTCTTTTTACCTGCTGGGGACTCGCCTTCTACAGCGTCTACCACCTTCTCAGTGTTCAAGACAAAGGTGTAGTCAGCAACAGTAACAGCCTTAAGGGATTCCTTTGGGTTATCTGCAGTAATGTATTGCCTATCCTCATCAGTTTCAAAAGAGCAAGATCTAGCGTTACCTTTAAGGTCAAACACTTGGAACTCACCACTACCTAACTGAAGGATGTACTGCTCTGCCTCATCTCTGTTGATGATGTGGTACTTCTTCTTATTGGCGTCTACTTTGTCTGAGATACGCTTAACGTGGATCGTGGGTGGTCTCTTTTGGAGACCTTCAACCTCATTAGGGAAACCGTTGATAAGCTCAGTAACCTGATCAGGGAATCTGATAATGTCAGGCTGTTGTGAGACTCCACCCTTGAATGAGGGTACACTTTGAGAAACCAAAGGCATACCTTAGCTCCTCTGAATCTGTTGAGAGATAAACGAGTCACCACTGTAGATATTGTACTCACCAGACATAAGATCATAGTCTACGATGTCTGCATAAGCAGTAGCTTCTTCATACTGAAGTGAAGCATCAATATCTGCACTAGTCAGGTACTTTACCTGAAAGGTTCTTGCGGCTTTCACCGTAATGTACTTACGGAAGACAACGGGAAGCTCTTCGAATGGAAGCTTCTTAACAAGTTCTGTAACAGTAAGACCTTCAGGGAACTCATTGGTATCCGTCTCAAGGTCGAAAAAATAGCCCGATCTGTTAACTAGCTTGTAGCCTGAAGAAAACACCCTGATATAATCATGGGCAAAAGGCACAAGCCCAGTATCAGAATCGGGCGTAAGATAAACGTTATTAAGAGTATTGAAGCGATAACCCCTAGATTGAACTTCGGTGCTAACTGCACTAAGGATGCGTTTAGCATTCAATACATCCACATTAAGGTCGTCCTCAAGTGAGTTTACAGGACTTGAGCCTACGGACGACAGGATTTCATTTACAGCATCAAGTTCATTACTAGGTGTAATAATCATTACTCTTCCTTATTGTTATTGTTTTTAGGCTTTCTAGCAGGTCTCTTAGTGGGGGTAGCCTTCTCTCCATTAACACGAGCCTTAGGTTCGTCAATAGGGAGACCAAGAGCCTTAGCCTCCTCAAAAGAGAGAGCACTACCCCACTTGCTCAACTGACAGAAAAACGTATTGCTATAAGCCTCGTGGATTCTGTCAAGAGTCATTATTAGACCTGAGCCGTCTCAACAAAGACACCAACGGCTTCAGGACGAAGACCGCCGTGGCCCCAAACTAACATATTTGTTAGCTAGACTATCGCTTACCCCTTAGGGTTCTTTTCATTTAGTCGTTGCTTGTGCCAATAAAGGATCATCTCTGCATCATGACGTTTAAGTCTTAGATGTGGAATGATTGCCTTTAATACTTTAGTAGCAATTCCGTAGAATGATGCACCAAAGTTTAAACGAAACTCTTTTATGTTCTCTTTAGTTGTCTTGTAGATCTTACCACCGTAAGTTCTCTGTATCAACTCTACAGAACATACATCGGATTTTTGTACATGGATCTTAAGCCAATGTTCTCTTTCTGAGTGCCTAAGATATCCGTCACCATCAATATACCCTGCCAACCATGCAGGACTAGCATTCTTCTTGTGTCTAGTAGGCCCTGTATCGGCCCTAGATTCTTTAGCAAACTTTCTTAATTCGTCTACCTGCTCTTGAGTCAGGTTTACTCCAGATAGCTCTCTACGCTTTTCGAGCATTCTCTGAAAGTGTTTGCCTTTGATTACCATATGTTTAATGATGTGTGGCAAGAACTTCTCTAAGTCATTCTTACCTACAACTTTCCAATACTTTTGATTCTTGGATTTTATATCAATGACACTGCCTACATCGTAAGCATCTCTAAGATCTTGGAGGAGCTTAAATCCTCTACCTCGATTATCAATCTGAGTAATTCCAAACTGAAGACCTATGCGAAAGAATCCGTCTACAGTTTTATTAAAGTGGAAAGAAATGGCTCCGTCAGCGTCTACGAAACCTGCAACATATTTATTTAGAGTTTCATTATATTTACTCATCTTTGTATACACCTATACTGTTTTATGAGTTATTTGGCTTCAATCGGGTTGTCTATAAAGAGTTTCCCGTTATTTAGAAAAGATTACGCGACAGGTTAGTTTATCGCGTACTTGGCAATGATCTGATCGGCCTGATATTCAGCTCGGCGAGCACGTTCCATAGCAAGATCCTTCAGCTTCACCGTACCAACAGCGGATCGGTGGAACACAATACCCTGAAGCTTAGCGGCAGTAAACTTCGTATTGAGCTTATGCTTACCGTCAACACCATCGTTGAGGAGGTGCGGAACTTCAATCACTTCGAAACCGCAAATCGTCTGGAGCTTGCCAGAGTTCGGATCGAAGAGAGCCTGATAGTTAGCTGAGTCGGGCATAAGAGCCTTAATAAGAGCAGAGTAACCTTCAGGCGTCAGGAGGCAGTAGCGGTCACCCATCGGAACGTAGTTCTTCGTAAAGGCGGCACGAGCGGCAAGGAGACCTTCAATGATCTTGTTGCCATAATCAGCGGACTGCGAGATAGCAAGACCCGTTTCAAACTCGAAAGCCTTGCCAGTACCCTTAACCTTGTCGACACCAGCACCAGTGTCAGGAATATTTTCCTCGGCTTCAGGGGCCTCCTTAGCGGCCATATTGGCAAGTTCATTAATAATAGCACAGTCAGCAGACTGAGCAAGGGCTTCACCAAGCTGACGTGAGTATTCAACTCGAACGTCATAATGATTCATAGCATCATCAATATCAGTGATTAGGCAGTCAGCAGTAAGAAGACCATCGATAGCGATGATCTTTTCAGAGTGTTCAAACTTCTTACGCTGATCATCAAGAGAGTTACCCGGTGCAAGATACTTAGCACGGGTACGACCCATAACAGCGAACGAAGCACTCTTCAATGCTTCACGTTTCACATAGACGTTACTCTATGCTCCGAATAGGGTGCTGTCATATTCCTATTCAGCATACGGTTTCCCGTATGTTCAGACTATATCTTAACAATTGTTCCCATGCTCTTCCAAATATCGGATAGCACTTTCTAATCTATAAGGAGAGTCCTTAAGAAGACCTAGTGCAGTATTACACTGCGAACAAAGAATGCCTCGTAGTTTACCTGTTTTGTGGTCGTGGTCTGCCGCAGGTTTTGTATAGCGTGAACTGCCAAGCTCACACCCACAAATAGCACATTTACCACCTTGCAAGATCCAAGCCCTTTCGTAGTCTTCAGGAGACCATCCAGTAGCTCTAAGACGAACCTTAGCTTTCACACATTCTTTACACGAGTTTCGAATACTAATGTATTCTTCACCATTCTTTTGCTTATCCTTGCGAATGTAGAAGTCCTCCACGGGTTTCTTCTGTCCACAAGTAGCACAAATCTTCCAGCCTCTTTCGAGAGCTTCTTTAATATTTTTACGCAAATGTTGTTCCCATTTCGAGTATCACTTGATACCCTACGTTATAAAAACTAGTCGTTGAACCTTCCCTTCTTTCGATAGGGCTTGGCTTCTGATTGGCTTAGGCTTTACCCCTTAGCTTTCCAGAAGTTAAAGAACTTTAGTCACAGCAAGACTTAACCGTGATCGATCGTTCGAACCTGATGACGAGACATCATCACAGTATTACGAGCAAAGGCAGTCAGAACTTCACCCGAAAAGACCTTCATAAAGAGGGCATCGCGATCACCTGCAGAAAGCTTCTGACCAGGATTAGAGATGCCAGTTTCAAGAAGAGCGGCCATTTTGTTTATAGTTTCCTATTAAAAATTAAATAAAGATTGTTGTTATTAAAGTTTTAAATATTAGTTGCCCACATCTGTTGTTCAACCATACGGGTGTACTCAGGATCACGACCATAGCGAGGATCAGACATAGCCTTGATCATCTCTGTCTTCGTAGAGTAACCCTTAGGTGAATTCTTAGGAGCTGATGCACCACCATGAATAGACTTATTAGCGGTGCCCATCTTAGCAACCATCTTAGCCTTCATACCGTCAAGCATAAGAGTAATTGCATTGATGTTGTTGTTATCGATAGCCCGATTAAAGGCATCAATGGATTTCTTATTTAGATTCTGGGATGCCCAGTTAACAATGCTACGGTATTCCTTTTCACCGCCAACGGATTCATAAATAGCGTTGGTGAAACGTTCCTCCATAGCAATGCGACCTTCAATAAAGGCTTCAATAACTTCAGGTGGATAACCTGCCTTATTGAGAGCTTCAACAGTCTCTTCAGAAAGAGAACCAGTCTTTTCATATTCCTTGACTGCACTGTTGAAATCCACACCCTTATTCTTAAGGTCTTCCTTAATCGAATTAACTGCCTTGCTGTGCTTGTCTACTTCTTCCTGAAGATCTTTCTCACCTTCTTCTTCTTTCGCTGTAGATCCTTCACCCTCTTCGGTAGTACCTTCGGTGTTGTTGGAAGGTTCTTCCCCCTCAGTTTTGACAGGAGGAACACCTCCAAAATTGTCATCATACTGAATCTGATCCGTACCAGATTCCATGATTTCAATGTTGTTAGCCTCAGCTTCCTGCTGAAGCGTAGGTGCATCATAAACTTGAGTATTGTCTTCCATTATTTATTATTATTCCATTTGTGATTTAGCTTCCTCAGTAGCAATCTGTGCAGAAGCATCGATACCCTGCTGTTGTGCATACTGTTCCATAGCGGCCTGCTGTTCCGCCTGAAGTTCTTCAGGGGTCTTCACAAGACCAGTAGCATCAATGTGAGCCGCCGCAAAGATACGTGTAGCTAAGTTGCCTACATTGAGAGCCTGCAAGAACTCAGGGAACTGTTGCATGATCTGCAATGCCTGAGCAAGATTGTTAAGGTCTTGACCTCTACCAAGAGCGTCAACACCAGTGATAATCGTAGGTTCAATCTCAGCAATGCTGTCATCAAGCACAGGGAGCAACCCCTGAGACTGCATCTGATTAAAGACACATCCAACAAGAGGATACTGAAGTTCCTGAGACAAAAGTGAATAGACACCACCCAAAGTGTCCTCAAGCTCACCTGCAACGTATCTAATCTCTTCTGCAGTAACTCTATCTCTACCTGCCGCACCACTCTGAACTGCAGAGTTCAAAAGGAATGCATAAGACAAGCGAGATTCAATCTGCTGTGCTGTAGTCAACACAGTAGACATGTCCATGCTCTTATTCAACTGCATGGGAATGACGTCTTCCTGTCTGCCTCTAACAAAAGCACCATTCTCAGCCTTAGCCAAGGCTCTAATGTTAGTCTGACAAGCAGGAGAAACCAAATAGAGAACCTTAGATGCAACCATAGACATCTCTACGATTGCCTTGGAGAGATTCTCAAGAGAGATCAAGTCACCCAAATAGTCCTCAATGAAGGATCGGCCATAATGTTCACCGTCCTTCTTGGAGAATCGCAAAGGAATCCAAGGAGTCTTACCTGCAGGATACTGTTGTTCGGAACCTGCAATAGTCTCACCTGAAATTTCCTGATAGGATTCCCAATGATAACCTTCACCTTCAGCTACCCTGTAGATATGTGTATAAATATCCACCTTCTCATTAAGAGACTGATCACCAGTTTCAGGGAGCAATGATTGAATGTTATCAGGGAGTGAGCCTCTAGCTACGGTGTCCTTAGCAATAAGCTGAAGGACATTACCAATAGTGTCTCTCTGTACAACGTACTCTCTAAGGCTGTAGCATCTCATGCCACCCTCAGCAGGAGGGAGGAACAAGAGAGCATTGCCTGCAATGATCAACTGCTTGATTGCTTCAAAGAGAGTAGGTCTAAGAGACTGAGACTCCATATACTTAACCATCTGCTGTTCCATAAGTGAAAGACCATATTCAATATTGTCTTTCATCTGGGTATCACCAGATTCATTCAGCATGATGGTTGATTCAGAGTCAAGCCCAAGTCTGAAGAAGGGCTGATTCGGAGGCAGGAGAGCCAAGAGAAGCTTAGAGGCAAGATTGTTAAGACCTCTGGCACCTACAGAATTATATGGGGTGGTATAGTTCGTACCACCATCATCAGATTCCTTAGGGAAAAGCATAGGAATCGTATAGGTTGCACACTTCTCAGCTCTCTGAGTATATGGATCTCGATCAGTAGTTAATTTGTCATAGGTAACTTTAGCACCCTCAAGGGGAATATTACCTGCAGTATGTTCAGAGTTTTCCGCCATCCCAACCGTCCATTACCAATCCTCAGACAATGTTACGTCCAACACCAGTAGCAGGTGCTTCGTCCTTAGAAATCTTCAAAGCCTTCTTACCTTTACGAGCCTTAAGCTTTGCATTCTCAGCCTTCTCTTTAGCTTCACCCTCATCCTTCTGATTGAGAGTAATTTCAGGAGCAGGCATAGGAGCTTCAACCACACCACCACCAGAGCCACCACCTTGGTAAGCACCAAAAGTGGCAACCTTAGCTACCTTCTTAAAGGCTTTCTTAAACCAGCCCATTATTAAATTTCCTATAAATTAGATAATTTCTTTATAAAAAGTCTTGTATGAAGAATAACCTAGGTGTTTCTCATAGGTATTCTCCAACATCTTTCTATTAGGGAGATTCGCATTAGAGAACATTACCAGTTTAAAGCCTTTATCTTTGGCAGTCTTTTCTAAGACATGTGCCAAGGCTCTAGCTAAACCAACACCTCGCTTAAAAGCTACAGTGCATTCTTCGTTAATGACTTGGATACTCGTAGGTGCATACCAAGGACTCCCCCAAGACACTAGGGATGCACCCACGAGTTCCATATCCTTATCATAGCAACTAAGTACACAATAACCACTATTATCTTCTGATAAGACAATCTGCTTTAGAAAATCATAGACAATATCTTTATTAGAATACTTAGAGACAAACGGAAGGGAATTAGGATTATATTTAATCAGCTCAATTCCCTTATCAAAAATATAATCTAAGATCTTAATGTCTTCTTTACCTTTTAAGACACAAATCTTATAGACCTTACTAGAGGAGATTAGTCCCTCGTGCAGAACCAACATAGTCAATCCTTAAGGCTTTCTTTCCCTTATTCTTTTTATGTTCCTCAGTCTCCTCAGCTCCAAGCTCAGGGGCCTCAGGCTCAAGAACAGGGTTCTCAATAGCAGGAGCATTGACCTTGATGTCAGGAGTACTGGGTTTCTTAAAAAGAGCACCCATAGTTAGTTATCTCCATTAATTAGATTGTTTATTATAATGATCTTCAAGATAAGAGATAACCTGTTGGATACCCATAAGGAGATTACGGTCATCAGAATACCAGATCATCTTACGGATATCAAAGTCCTTCTGGATTCTCTCAAGGAGATCCTTAGGTATATACGGGAAATCTTCATCAATGTCAACCACGTTTTCAAGTTCTTCCATAGTTATGTATTCCTTTCAGTCTACTAGTGTACCTTTTAAGTTTTAATACTTGTGTATTTTAAGAGTACGTTTTACTCGGATTAAACAAAGGAGGAAGCTCACCTTCAGTGAACCTAAGGAAGTCCTCCTTATGGAGAATCCTAGCCATCGTACACTGCAGGATAGCATCATCCTCAGTGAGTCCCTGCTTCTCATAAGCCTTGACCACAGCATCCCAATAGGACTCCACAGGAGTAGCATCAAGGAGCTTCTTAGCTTTCACAGGGCCATACGTAGGACACCCCTTATATCCATCTGTAGCGTCCCCAACGAGTGTCTGATACATGAGCCAATACTTTGACTCATCTTCAGTAATGTCTTTAAATTCACCTCTACCAAAGTCAAAGAATTTAGATGGAATAGTCTTAAAATCCTTGTCCATAGACACGATAATAGTGTCTTTATAGGTAGTAGCATAAATGCCTATTACATCATCAGCCTCAAGATATTTAATAGGTTTAACTACAGTATATTCGCAGTTATTATAGACCCATTCTACCAAAGCTTTATAGCAGGTAGGCTTTCGGATATTCTTTCGATTACTCTTATATTCAGGAAGATAATGTTTTCTAAAGTTATCTTCATCAGAAAAGAAAAACATCATATCTGAAATAGAATAATCTTCAAGAGTAGTTTCCTTTAGGGCAAACAAAATGCCATCCAAAAGGTTCTTAAACTGCTCTATTGCATCCTCAAGGTAGGCATGACAAGTCCAAAGACCATCACCCCAGTCGATGTCCTTTTGGACACTTGAGGATGCCTTATAGGCAAGAATGTCCCCATCAATCAATAGCTTGACCATAGTAGATATCCTTACTGGAGTTATAAAGTTCAAAACCTTCAGTAGTCAGGTGCCACTTGTTAGTAGGCTTACCAAAGCAGAAGCACGTAATGTGACCACGGGATGCCGCCTCAGCTACAAGCTTAGCTTTGTATCGACAGAAGTCAGACTGAAGCTTAGGGGGATGAGCGTCAATATATCCAAGGAACATAAGATACTTATGCATTACTTGTAGTACTCCTTATCATCACCCAAGTCATAGTCCGTTTCAAGCTCTACATTGACATCCTTAAGAGCCTCAACAATAGCTTCCTCAGTAGTGATGTCGTAAAGCTCACAGACTCCTAATGGAGTCTCCAGACGGGCATTGAGGTAATTCCCGTCCTCATCCCGTTCATACCAGAAAATGATTTTGATCTTTTTAGTCATATCCATATTAGTCATGTCTGTTTCCTTTAGTGGCAAGAATACCAGTTATCTCCAATTTTACCTTCAGTATCCAACTGACAATTAAACTTAAAGAACTCCTGAGTCTGTCTCATAGACTCCTGAGCAATTCGTACACAATCCTCTGCGACTTCCCTAGTGCGACAGGCGATCTGGGTCTCATCATGGAGCCACGCCATCATAGCAAAGTCACCATCCCAACCATGCTTGTACCCTGCTTTACGCATGTTCTCCTCAACAAGGCACACCCACTTCTTACAAATGAGAGCTCCAGCAGACTGAAGGATAGTGTTTAACGCTGAATGAGGGCTTCGCACATAAACAATACGGCGATCAAGTCCAATAATATGATGAGTGATATCAATACTATGATTATCAGGATGCACACGCTTCCTCCACTTTATCTTTTGAGTATTACCTACCCATTCAGAGGATTCGACAAGAGCCTTATTGATAGAGCTACAGAGCTTCTTGTATGCAGGGACAGCCTTAAAGAATCTTTCCTTAAGAGCTTTGCCATCCTTAGCAGTACCATTGATGACAGCACCAAGCTTGCCATCACCACCACCATAGAGCATGCAGTAGATCATAGTCTTCGCTTGGTCTCTCGTAGGAAGTCCTGCCATCTTCTGATTATGAGTGTGAATGTCACCCTCAAGGATTTCCTTTATGTAAGCACCGTTGTCGAAAGGAAACAGGAAAGCCCCAAAACAACGAAGCTCAAGGCCAGAAGCGTCGATACCAGCCTCAAACCATCCTTTAGGCACTGTGAACAAAGACCTGCACTCCTTACCATATGGAGACCTTCCCGCAGGTACCTGTGCAACGTTAGGATAAGAATGAGTTGCTCTACCAGTAACAGCCCCATTAGGGTTGACAGAGCCATGAATGCGATAGTATCCATCTTCATCTTCCTTCATAAGCTTAAGCCAAGCATTATCACCCTCAGCAAGCTGTGCAATACGCTTGTTAATCAACAGGTACTCAAGGATCTTAGGTGTCAATGAGATATCCATAGCAGACTGCAGGGTATCTTCATCAACCTTAGGTGCACCCGTAGGCGTAACCTCAGTAGGCTCCCAACCTCGATCCATAAGAACCTTAGCAATGTGACTACGAGAGTTAGGATTAAAGGTAACCTCTTCATACTGAGGATAAGGAACACCTGCCTTAATGCCTTTCTTAGCGTTATCTCGCTTGTACACCTTATCACCCTTGTAGACAGTCCAAGTACCTACCTCAGTAACAAGGCTATCATAGATCTCCTGTCTCTTAGCAGAGAGATCAGCATAAAGCTTTACTGCTGAATCTTTATCAAAGACAAAACCATTACGTTCTTGCTTAGCCATCACCCAAGCAATGTCATGCTCAAGCTGAATAGCCTTAAGAGGATAACCCTTAGACATTAACTTATTGAAGAGCTTAAGGGTAACCACAACGTCCTGCTTGTTATACTTATACATCTCAGGAGTGAACTTGTCCCATGCGTCCTCTTGTTCACCATAGGTTCCCTTAAGCTCGCCCATACGGTAACCATAAGCCTTCAAGCTATGAGAACCATAGAGAGCTTTAGGGAGCTTGCCAGTACGCATAAGACCTACGTCAGTGTCCTTAATGTTAGAATAGACCAAACGGGCAAGTACAAGAGTGTCAATCACACAGTCGCGTGGATCAAAAGAAAAGCGATCATCCATCAACTTTTTAAGGCATGGGACATCGTATCGGATGCCATTATGGAAGACGATATTATAATCATTACGTCCATACCAGTCAATTGCGTTCCAGTATTCCTTTAGATCTGTGTACCCCTTGTACTCATCTTTGTGAGAGTCATATATCCAACCACACCAGAATTTAGTAGCGGTATCCAACAGACCATTTGTTTCAATGTCTGTAATAACGAATCTGTCTTTAATTGTCAATGGCATTTTCTATTCCTTAAATAGCTTTGCTAAAAAGATCCTACAGGATCACCAGAAGTGAGATACCTGTAATTGTGATAAGCCACATAGCAATCACGTAGATCTTGAATACCAGAGAGCTTAGGTCTCTGTACGTAACAGAATCCGCATACTCAGAGGCTAGAATCACAGGGGCAATAGGAAGCAACAGGATCATCCAAAAGCATGAGATGGCACGATCCGTAAGAGACATGTCCTTGTCATAATACCAGAAAGTAAGTGGGGAAATAAACTCTTTAAAACTCATTTTCTTCATCCTCAAATGGACACTCAGTATTGGCTTCATAGTCAGAGAGCCTACCAGTGTCCTGATTATAGTAAAGGTAACCACTTACACCAGTCAGGCCACTATGTCTGTTCTTTAACACGCGAACGGTCAACACATTAGGATTATCTCCCTGTTGATTCCTCTCTAGACCAATCACCATATCTGCAAGCTGAGCGATAGCACCGGAACCTCTAAGTTGACTTAAAGACACCTGGGCTCCTTCTTCGTGACCTTTCTTATCGGGGCGCTTAAGGTGACTAACGACATACATAGTACACCCTGTTTCTTCAACAAGGGATCTAAGGTTTGTCATTAGTTTGTCAATAGCTTTACGCTCCCCGCCATCGTCGCTATTGTCCATACCAGAGACAACAATAGAGATATGGTCTAGGAAGATTCTCTTGCATCCTAAAGCTACGATCATGTATCTAAGCTTACTAAGCAGATTCCCAGAATCAAGTGATCCAAAGTGATCATAGAGGAAGAACTTTCCGTTGCCAATCGTGGCATCAAAAGCACTCTTGAGTTCTTCTTTAGAAACACTATCGGGATCCACGCTGATAATGAGACGTCTATTAAGAAATATGGACATAAGTTCAAGTCCCGTCTTTGCAGTAGATTCCTCAAGAGCAACCACGCCACAAGTCTCGCCTTTAGAGACACCAAAGAAATATTCAAGCTCTCTGAGTAGAGTGGATTTTCCCATACCTGATCCTGAGGTAATGACATAAAGCTCACCGTGTCTAGCACCGTTTGTCTTGCTTTGGAGAGCTTGAAAAGGATAGGCCACACTGTCTTTAAGACTATCAAGACCTTCCACACACTTCTCATAGAGATCTTGACCTGAAACAATTCCATCAGGTCTGTAAGGCTTAGCGTTCCATATGGCCGATACAAGGTCACCTGATCTCCCAGCCTTAAGACACTCATTAGGATCCTTAAGAGGGAGATTAGCAATGTACGCTTTACCCAATGGGAGAACTTTTGCACAATCTTCACATGCCTTTCGTCCCGGATCATCCATATCAAACATTAGGATGATCTCTTCAAAGTTATTTAGATACTCTAGGTTAGCTTCAATGGCTTTCCTAGCAGCCTGAGCACCATTAGGGATAGACACTACAGGCCACTTATTGCCTTGTACCTGAGACACACTAAGGGCATCTATCTCACCCTCAGTGATCACTAATTTCTTACCACTAGACCACAACTGAGAACCATATAGACACCCAGAGATCTTCCCAAGTACAGCAAAAGACTTATCAGGGAATCTAAGCTTTTGTCCTACAAGAGAACCCTTGTCATCATAGTAGCAAGCCACCTGACAAGGGTTACCCTTATACTCCCCCACAAAATACTTTAGCTTAGTGCAAGTATCTTTAGTGATGCCCCTAGCAGGCAAAGCAGAGATCTGTAGTTCCTCTAAAGGAATCATATTGGATGATGACATCTTTACCCCCTTGGGTTTGTCCAAAGATCCAGTAGGTCTAAAATAAGTGGTACAGCTATAGCAATACTTATGACCGTCACTAAAAACAGCAAGAGCATCACTAGAGCCGCAATTGGGACAAGGCTCATGGCGCAGAAAGGTCGATTCCATGATCTAGCATATAACGTGTACTTTGGAAATCACGAAGATTATATTGAAAGCCTGCATTAAAGCTGTATCGGCACTGATGTTCAAAAGGTGTCATATGCCCACTATCAATAAGCCGCTTAGCAAGAGTAAGATCCTTTAGGATATCCGGCTTAGACCCATCGTGATTAAGGTAAGACACTCGGGCACAACGTGCCGCAGAGATAAGTGTGAGAAGCCGCAGATCATCGATAGCATCCATCTCATCAAAGTTCACATAAGGAAGCGTACGCCCCCCGTGAGCATTGATATAAATGTAGGTGTTGCTAACGGCATCCATAGCCATCTTAATAGCCTTAGCGAGGTGCTGGATCTCTGGATCAGCATCAGGAGACAACCGTAGATCAAAGAAATTGCTCCACTCAGTAGCAGTGACAATAACTTTAATCTTAGTGAACGGCTCAAGGATGCGATTGATGTGTTGCTTATGAAACCCATTGTCAATCATCTTATGAGCAACCTCGATTGCCTTAAATGCCGCATCTTGCCACTCTTCACAAAAGATATCATAGTCATCTTCATTGACAATATCTTTGCCTTGCATGCCCTTGCAATTCTTATAGACATCCGAAGGCACCCAAGGATCATTCAAGATATTCTGAATAGTTCGCTCTACAGGTACCGCACGCGAGCTAGAGGCATTCCGAGAGAACATTCGGTGTGTCATGAATTCACTATGAATGAAACGAGGATACTCCAATTCAAACGTATAGAGGTTATCCCAGCGTGCACGAATGATAGCTTTAGAGTTACCTACGCAATAGGCCTTAGAGATAGGATCCTCACTCATCTTCATCATCCTCCTCAATCTCATCAGCATCATCTTCAGAATCTAGGAAGGCTTCATATTCATACTCCCACTTCTCTTTCTGATTGTTGTGAAGCTCATCACGATATGAATCTCCATCAGGATAATGCCAATCTGATTTACTTTCAATAGGTTCCATAATTACGGTTTCCTTTAGTGTGTGTTAACTATGGTGTGTCTTTGGTACGGCGTGGAGGAATCGAACCCCTTGGCTCCTTCCCGATATTTTATGCCAATAGTTTAGAAGACTATTTCGGGGGCACGCCGTGTAAGTTAATTATTGCTTCAAGTCGTCTGTTGGTGTCTCTGAGTATTTTAACACCTTCTCCGTGTAGTTCTGCACCTTCTGACAATAGTTGTCTACACGTGATGACTGACTCTGCAGTAACTCTGTCGGTATGTTGCATGATGGCCTTGTTCCCACTGTTGATGTTGTACTGCAACCTGTTAATCCGCTTATCAAGAGCAGATTGCAAAGCATCAGTGGTAGCCATGTCTTTAATAAGTAAGTTAATCGTTGCATCTTTTCTTTTGGTTACCTCATCAAGCTTTGCAATGTACTCTTTCTGGGTTGATACTAGGATCTCCCTATATTTGTTCTCTTCATAGGAAGACCCTAGGCACAAACCAATAAAGAAAGCTACACCAATGAGAAACGCTTTAAGATATCTAAGCATTGCTTCTCTCTACTAGTGTACGTTTTATTCATTATAGCCTAAGTAGACAAGATCACCTTCTTGGATATCCTCAATGTTGCCATTGTATTCCTCAAAGTCTGCCTTAGACAGTCCTACCTTATTCAGAAAAGCTCCATCCTCATTGGAGAACTTAACGTACTTAGCCCCTGTACCATACCAAGTTTTAACATCAAAACAGGGGCAGTCCTTATGCACCCCTTTAAAATCTCTGTGACCGCATACAGTAACCTCATCATGATAGACACCTCTCAGGTAATCAATAAGAACCCTGAGAGAATCCTTCTGCTCCTTAGTGAAGTTATCAACAGACTTGCCACTACAATCAATACCGCCAATCAAGCAGATGCCTACGGAATCGCTGTTATGACCTTTAACGTGTGAGCCAATGGAATCCAGAGATCTACCCTCTTGGATAGTTCCATCAGTCTTAATAACAAAGTGATAGCCAATACCTAACCACCCTTGCTGTCGGTGCATCTGATCAATTGTCTTCCAGTCATAGGAACTTTTAGGTTGTGTCGCAGAACAATGGATAACAATAAACTTAGTCTCAGTCCTTGTCTTATACTTGATGAAACTCTTATGGGTTTCAATATGTGGTTTCTTATAGTTAACAGTCATTTTTACTAATACTACTTCTTTTATTATTATTGTTGTTTTTATTAAACAGAATACCCCTAGGTATTTTCTTTACAGGCTCTTTAAGCCATTCCTCAGGTATCCTTTTGTCTGCATAGGGGATCCCGTTCTTGTCACAGAATGATGCGTAGGTAGTCCTAGATCCCTTGTAGATAGGAGTAGCTGACCTACTAAAGACAAAACGAATGTCTAAGCTAGGGTGTTGCTCTTTGATGAGTAAATGCTTCTTTCTATCCTCGGCGTCCCATACCCCCTTAGTTTCAATAATGATTCCATTAGGAAGTACGAAATCAGGAGTGTATTTATGTTTACTTTCGGGTACTACATACTCAAGATAGTATTGCTCATATTTAGGTTCAATAGAAAAGGTCTTAAGGAGATCGCTGTTAGCCTCCTCAAGACCTGACCTATAAGTACCCGCATCATGCCGCTTCATGTAACTGTAGGCGGCCTTTCGGGTTGTCATGTGGGTTATCCTTCCTTCTTAGTCTTAGCGGCAGATGGGATGAACATGACTCGATCAAACATGTGCAGGTCGTAAGAATTATCGTCGAGAGAAACAATCTCAAGCATCTTGGAATTGATAAGACTACCAACTACATAAGGGGAAGTGTGCGACATAAAGTTACCTTTGAGTTCATCACCTGAAGCAGTTGCAACTACGACATAAGCATCACTAATTGCTTCAGAAAGATCATAGTTCTTGAGATCCCCCACGTCAATCCAAATCCCTGCCTCGAGTTCCTTAAGGGGTTCAGGGATATCCTCAAGATCACTGTGGTTTACGAAGAACTTGACACTTGAGATCGGAAGCGCATTCAATTCCCTATTGTTGAATGTCAGATACTCACCAGCAACCTGAACGAAGTATAAAAATGAAGTACCCCGCTCATTGATCTCCTCATTGATCTTGTTAAGAATAACCTCACGGGTATATTCAGAGACAAGGGCAAACTTGAACTTGTTTTTGATGGCTTCTTCAGTGAACTTGTAAGTCATGGTTTTCTCCTATTTAGAAATTCGAGGGGTTTTCGTCATCAGTAGTGCTATCGTCTTCCCACGGTTCCTTAGGGGAAGCCTCATAGCCGCCTCCCCCCTCATCATCAAATCCATATGATTCCGCAGAGCCACCTCCAGTGAACTCGTTGAGCTTAATCACCTGCACGGCTACAGGACGGAGAGACAACCCGCAGGTCTTGGTAGTCGGAAGATAGTACGGGCGAACAGAGAAGTTGATCTTGATGACAGAATCACGGCCAATGTTAGCCGCTTCCATGGGCTTGCCACGGGAGTCAAACTGCGGAAGCTTGATATTGATCTTTTCACCATTCTTCTTTGTGATCTTAGCCTTCTGCTTGAACTTCAAGACAATGCGGCCTTCTTCATCGTTCTCGTAGATGTCAGACATGACAACCTTGCGACCCTTAGCAACAGCCTTAGCTACTTCCTCATCGTTGTCATAGAAGTCTTCAAGCATCTGCTGGAGCTTTGCAATGAGCTTGCCAGCATCTTCATTGTCGTCCATAGCAAGGTTAACCTTATAGTCCCCATCAGGATTGAACTTGGTGTCAGGATCCTTAAGGTACGGATACTGTGCATAGCCCTTCGGAGTGGTAAGTCGAATATCGTTCATAGTGTGTGTTTCCTTTGTGTGTACTTAAGAGAGATTTTCTTCTGCTAGTGTACGTTTTATTAAGTAAGATATGAAAAAAGTAGAGAGAGGCTTATATGCCCTTCTCTCTACTAGTGTACGTTTTATTAAAGGTTAGCTGAATGCTAGTGTACTAGCTGAATGCTAGTGTACTAGCTGAATGCTAGTGTACTAGCTGAATGCATACATAGACTCCTTAGCACAATCAAGATCTAGATCACCTTTGGTGGGTACTTCAGGGAGATCCTTGAGCATCTTAGGAGACAACAGGTTGCAGATATGATCATGGAGATCCTGCAGTACATCGTTCTCCGTGTAGGTGCTTACAAAGACTTCTCGGACAGTTGTGAACATGATAGAGCCATAGCCTGCAGGGACACCGTAGGAATCATGGATCATCGCGAAGGCATTGACACCCTTGTCAACACAAGCACAGACAGTAAGCATCAAGTGAGATGCGTCCATGCTGTGAACAAAGTTAGGAGCGATGCCCTGCTTCTGCTTGCGGCTGTCAATCTCATCAGTAGGTTCTGCAAAGGCAAGACGCAAGACAGAACCATCAGTAGCTTCCTCAGTAGAACCTGAGGTAGTATCAAAGATCTTGATAGAACCAGACAGGACAGTGTTAAGACGCTTAACTCGAACCTTAGGATACTTCTGCTTCACAGGGAAACCTGCAGGAGTAATCCAAGTGGTGGAAAGATTCTTACCTTCGATGTTCTTGTCTTTTGCAAGTAGTCCTGAGGCAGTCTGAAGCCATTCCATAGCCTCCACAGCCTTCACTACAACGCCCTTAAGGGAATCCCAGATAAGTCCTGCCATATAGCGAGCAGACTGAGACGGCTTAGAGAAAGACAGGGGATTATGGGCAAGAGCAGGATAGACAGTATCTTCAAGGATCTGATCTGCAAACCCAAACTTGCCAGCACCATAGCAAAGAGTCATCGTAGGACGCTTGGTAACACTGCGGGAAACTCCATGATCAAGCCATTCCTTTGCAAGGCTCTTGGTACCCTTCTTAAGATAGCTAGAGCCATCCTCAGTGGCTTCTATGGTGTCATCTGTACCTTCCTGCATGTCCTTCTTAAGGAGTTCCTTAACCTTCTCCGCAACGATGCCGTAGATGTCATGGACATGATCATCAGGCTTGAGGTTGACGGCTTCCCCACCGACAGAATCACGGAGCATAGCAGAGAAATGCTGTAAGCCAGAGCAGGAGCCATCGAAGGCTACAGCAAGCTTAGACTTGAAGGATTCCCCAATCTTAAGGTAATCATTCCATTCAAAGCAGAATGCTAAGAATTCCCACGGACTATCTGCCTCAGTCCACTGCAGGTTATCCAAAGGCTTCTCTGCAATGCTGATGATCATGTCAGAGTTCTCGTAAACCCATGAAATGCGTTCCTCAATGGGCTTCTTATCAAGACCCCACATGTTTGCACCTTGGAAGGCAAGCCACGTATGACCATCCTTCCCCAATTCAACACCTTCGGAGAACTCAAGCATTGATTTCATAAAGTCATTACCTTGGGGGTGAATCAGGGTAACAGGATAGACACGACCTCTGAAGTCGAGATTATGAGGGAAATAAATTGCTTCGTCATCTTTGAAGTCGTTGGCAAGCTTGAGGATGCAGTTAACAAGAATACGCTTAGCCTTACGTTTGTTGTCCTCCTGATAATATGAGGTCATAGCTTGCCGCCATTCACGTTGGATGTCTTTATTGGTATCTGCCTCGATAGGGCGTACAGGAGGTTCCGCAGGATTCGCTGTGGGCATTTCCAGAGCCTCAGGGATATGTTCCCACGAGCATACAGCATTAGCCACTTCTAAGACACGATTGTTAATGTGCCATGCGGTGTCCTGAATAGCATTTACAGCTTTGTAGACAGTCGGCATATCCACATCAGAGTATAGGGCATCACAGTCCTTAGCAGACATGCGGACAAGTTGTAAGGGCTTCTTAAGGTTGATGTAATATCCCCCATCAAAGGGGTTAGTCCACGGCTTGGGTGGGATAACCATAGGGCGATGTTCCATCATGAGATCTGCGAGGTAGTTGTCCTGATAGTCAACGTACTTCGCTACATCTGCGTCAAGCTCTACAAAATACTTAATGTTCCCGTTAACAAACACCTTTACGATGTGTATTAGGCTGGTACTAAGAGCAAACAACTCAACCATCTTCATACCGACATTGAACTTATCGGATTGGCTCCATTTATTCCACAACTGTACCCTATCCTCATCGGCTAGGTGCTTCTCCTTCTGAATGGCATAGCGCTTCCTAAACTGAAAGGCAATACGCTTGTTCATGCCCGCCTTGAACGATTGGACTTCCTTAGGAGACATTGAGGCAAGGATAGTATTGAATCTTACTTCATCCTCAATAGCTTCCCCAATCTTTACCGAAAGATGAGTAAGGCCAATACGGGACATCGTATTAGACAGGATGGTTTTAGAGACAATGAATGCAATTTCCTCAGACTTGAGAGTATTTGCAAGACTAGCGGCTCTATGACGCTTGCCACACTTCCCATTGTTGACTTTAGCAAACCATGCATCAAGACCCTTAACCATAGCAGGGATAGTCTCAGACAAGAGTACTTTAGTAGTACCTATGTTAGCTAGGTTATTGTCTGAGATAGCCTTATTACGCTTAGACATGAAAGCATTGTAGGCGTTGTCTTTGCTTTCAAGTTCCAAATCAATTTCACGATCAACACGGTACTTACCGTATTTAAGACACATGTCATCGTAGCTGTTCTCATTGATAGAGAACTTATCTGCGTTTTCATAGTAAGACATAGGGGATACCTTTAGTAAGTCTTTATAGGTCTTTATAAGGGTTTATAAAGATAATTATTATAGATGTTAATGTAAGAGTACCTAGGTCAACACCTAGGGTTAACCTTAGGTACCCCTTCTCTCTTCTCTCTAAGAGTGTACGTTTTATTGTCTGTACTTAGTGTACGTTATATCCTAGGGTTGGTTAGTCAATGATACCGTATAGCTCATATTTATGGAGCCACTGAGAGTATACTATAAACTTGGTTCTGTCTTTCTCTGCAGTCTCTCCTGCCTTCCGGCCTGCCCTGAATGCATACTTTATTGCATTACCCTTTAGAAAGCCTTTGAATTCCTCAGGCGTTAGGATAGTCTGCATTAGTTCGATAGGTTCCACCGCACCATGATAGTGCGTAGCTTCTTCTGGACTGCCCGCCACAGGCTTAGTGTCTTTAGCATCATTCATCATCATCATCTAGCTCCATCATGATAGTTTTAGCTTTATCCGTAGCTTCCCACGGATCAGTATCACTATAGCTTTCCGCTATAGCTTCAGTGATATCTTCAATAGTCATAGTATTATTTACTGCTATTCTGTTGTTTAAGCATGTATCACCTTAGCGGAGTTCGCACTAATCTCACAGTGTGTATAGGTATAGCCCATCAAATTCCCTGTGAAAATCGAGTTCGCAAACTCCACGGCATTAGACAGTGCTTTTACAATGTTTGCATCTAGCGTAGATGTACCCTTTATAGCAATATCTCCTGCCACATTGTGACGGAAAAGAACCTTTGCCGTTGGGTCTTTGTAGGCTCTTTCCAGAAGGAAGCCCGTAAGGGCAACTTTTAGTTCCTTTTCGTTGCTTATAAAACGGGCATCCTTCGGATTCTCGCACCTGTCCCATATACGGGATGTGCGAAGTCCATCAGCATAGCACCCTTTATCATCTTTAAAGGGACACCTCTCAGGGCAGGTGCTCCGGGACGAGTAAGACTGAATAACGTTTCCGGTCTTTGCATTTGAGGATTTAGGCAGGAGGATCATTTTCACTTTAACACCCAATTTATTTGTCAAAGTCCTTTGTTATAGATCGCAATGATAAATAAACCTACACAGGCTAGGAACATTAGTACGAAGAAAATAGGGCTGAAATACCACTTAGTGGGAGACTCTTCAAAATACGAAAGTTCTTCTTCTTTTTCTTCTTCTTTTTCTTCTTCTTTTT